CTTTATGTGTAATTATAAGGCAAATGTAATTTAAACGCTTTAAAACGAAAATATAGAATTATATTTAATCTTACGTGTATGCGTATATAATATATTCAATAGAATGAAGATTTATATAAGTGTTAAATAAATGTTAAACATATGATTTTATTTTGTAGTTTGAAATAAGTTGCTTAAATTTGCAAACATAAATCAAAAAGGAATAGTCCTACAGAATGAATTAAAACAATTAAAATAGAATTATGGGAACAAAGAAATTTAAGCTATTAAAGAGTGAAAAGATTAACCATAATGGTCACACTTTATATCGTATTCAAGCGTTAAAAGACTTTAGCGATGTAAAGAAGGGGGATGTTGGCGGTTGGGTTGAGAAGGAGGAAAATCTTTCTCACAAAGGTAATTGTTGGATATATAATAGCGCAAAAGCGTACGATGATTCAAAAGTCTTTGAAAACGCTAAAATCATGGACTACGCAGAAGTTTTTGGACAAGCAAGGGTAAGTGGTGAGTCACTTATACAGAATCATGCGAGAGTATTTGACGGGGCAATTGTTACGTGTCGTAGCTTTTTAAGAGACTACTCATATGTGTGCGGTGAGACACGTTTGCTTGGCAATGTTGAATTAACCGATTCAGCAATGATGTGCGGTAATTCGTGTGTACATGGTAATATAATAGCACGTGACAAAGTTGTTATTTGTGGTAACGTGGAAATATGGGATAGAGCAATCTTTTTGGGTGACGCTTATATTAGCCGTAAAACCGATTATTATTGTGGGTGTGAATTTATGGATAATGGCTACCCATTCACATATACACGTAGTAATGATATGTGGCAAAACATAAATACGTATGGCACACGAGAAGACTTCTTGAAAACATTAAACAAAATAGTTCCTTACAAAGTACCTTTCTATATAAAGGTTATGGGCTTTGTGGAAGACTTATTAAATGATACTAATTGTATTACACATCAAGCATAAATCAATAAAAGTAAAACAAGTGTTTTAGCTTGCAATAGCAATATACAAGTTAATATACTTGTTTTGCATAATAAAATATCAATGATAATGGAAGATATAAATAAAAAAAACATGGAGATATATAGGAAGGGTGCTATAAAACGTATGGCGAAATTCAATACGTCTGAACTTGATTTTACTATTATAGTAAGAAGTTCACGCCCTTCTATAAGGGTTGTTGGTGAAGGGTGTGTATGTACAATCATAATAAATGAAGTACATTATGATAAAAATAAAGACGTATTTACTTTGAAATACGAAACATACAACACACGAAGTAAAAATAAATTACATGAAGATGACTTTTCTTATTCTATGTGTGATTTTGTATTTAATGAAGTGTTGAATTATATCAATATATCAGTGTACAAGAAAATATAAACATAGTTATCCTATAAAGGTATTGATATATTCCTTTATGGGGTTTTCTTTTTCTTTCTAATAGCTTATATTCAACTTTATAGGTACATATAAGGTTAGTATTATTTAAACGTCTTAAAACGCATATATTAGATTCATTCATGCGTATGTGTATATTATATAATCTTCTATAATCATTAAAATGTTAATTAAAAGTTAAAATAAGAAATTTACTTGCGTGTTTTAAAAATTATCCTTACCTTTGCAAACGTCAATCAGTTATAGTGCTGAAACAAACAATTAAAACATTAAGAATTATGATTAAGTTTGAAAATGAAATTGCCAACGCTTACAAGTATAGTGAAGAGTACAAACAGAAGGAGAAAATGTTTTCATTGAGAGATAAAATTCTTTCTTTGAATGATAGAATTATAGATTTGATAGATACTGCAAATCATTTGATAAAGAATAGATTCCTACTTGTTAGTACACTTAAGCATAGTAAATTAAAGGAAAGTGATAAAACACGTACTTTATGTGCAATTGCTAATGGTTGGGATGAAAAATTAGGCTTTCTTAGTTGTTATGCAATTATAGGCGATGATGATGAGAAAGAAAGAATAAAATACATCGGTGTGGAAAACGGCAGCACAGAAAACCCACAAAATCTTATGATTTCTCAGGAAGGCGTATTTTACGGCACTTTTTGGAACAAAATAGATATTTTTGATTACTCATACCCCGAAGAAGTAATAAAAGATATGGAGTACTTTTTGAATAATTTTGATACGTTTGAGAAAAACTTTTATGACAAGATACAAGAGTTGTGCTGTAAAAAATAAGTGAATAAAGAAGGTAAGTAGTTGGAAAATAATTGCTTACCTTCTTTAGATAAACACCAAATTATCATTATGTTAATTAAATGTTAAATTATTGATTTTACTTGCATAATAAAAAAATATTCGTACCTTTGCATCAGTTATTCAAAATAATAACAATTAAAACTATAGAATTATGTACGGACTTTTTAGAAAACACGCACTTTCTTTAATGAAAGAAAAGAACGTTAAAAAATTAACCTTTATCAACAATGAAGGCGATTGGTTAATCGAAGATGTGCCTTATGTTCTTTGTCAAGTAAAAGAAGATATTTTAGACTTGGCAGTTAGTAAGGTTATCTTGAATGATGATGATAAACTACAATTCATTGTAAATGATTGTGATGATGTTTATAGATTAGATGAGGACGACCCATTATATAACACAAATGAATATGTTTATTCAACTATCATAGAACTTTTGAAAAATGGTAACAGATAAAAACGGAACGGAAGTTTATTGCGGTGACTTGGTACGCTATAATAGTGATAGTGAAGGTTTCTGCGAAGGTGATAATGAACTGACATGGGTTATTATCAGAATGAGAGATAATGATGTGGCAGGTGATAGTGAAATATATATCCAAAGCGGTTGGGAAAAACGTCTTGCTTATTCTTATGATATTGAAAAGATAGAAGACGAAAACGAATAAGTTATTACTTTCATAATTTCTACTCTATCAACGTTATTTAATACATTGCGTTGGTAGGGTTTTATTTTGTATCTGACGGATTTAATATATAAAGTTGATAACTTATAAAGAAGTGATTGTTAAACACGCTTAAAACGCAAAACATAGTATCTTAAGAAGATAAATGTTAATGATATGTTAAATATATATTTTTATTTGTTTAATTGAAAGTTTATTATTATCTTTGCAGACATAAATCAATAACAAAATAGAATTATGAAAGAAGTTAAAATAGGTGCGTGTGCAGTAAAGAATTATTCTAAAGGAATAAAGGTTACTTTAGATTTTGGTCTTAACACTGATAATGATAGAGTATATCAGTTCGAAGGTAAAATGTTGTCTGATTTTGAAGACGAGGATGGCAATGTCAATGAGGAGGAATTACTCGATTATGTTGCAACTTGTTTAGACAAACGCAATAGAAAGTAATACACACTTTCCAAACAAATTAAAAGAACTATATTATGTATCAAGATATTAGAAAGCAGACTATTGCACGTATGAAAAAGAATCGTACGTTTATTGTAGAGTTTAGTGATAGGAAGTTAAATGAACGACCATACATTGAAGTATTATCAATTAATAATGAACAAGTATATTCGTGTGTGGTAAAAAGAGTTTCTTATAATAAGAAAACAGATAAATTCTATTTTACGTCCACTAATTTACTTAATGGAGAAATGGTTACATCATCAGAAGATAGTGTATTATCAGATGATATGTGTGAAAAAGTTTTTACTAACATATTGGTTTAAGATTATGAATCAAATAAATATTAATAACCTTCAAATTGAAGTATATCAAAAGGAGGATAATCTTCCCGACACTTGTACAACATTTATTACACAAACAAAACCTATTGCGAAGAGTGTTTTAGAGAGTGTATTTGGAGAACCGACAAAGGACAAATTAAGTAAAGATAAGAAGGTACATTACACGTGGTTAATTCGTGTTAATGAGAAGTTATTTGAGTTGCACGATTGGAAAAGTGGAAAGTGTGATGATGACGAGCCTGTTACATGGAGTGTTCGAAGTGAGGACGCATCAAAAACTTTGCAGGATGAGTTTATTAAAACACTCAACATCTTCAGTATATATAAATACTATTTCAATTAACATTTATTAATACGAAATATTTGCGCAAGTCAAATTATATACTTATCTTTGCAAACGTTAATCAGTAATATTGCTGACACAATTAAAATAAACAAATAGAATTATGAAACGTTGCTTAATTTGGACTAACATCGACCTCTATGATGAGGAAACAATGAAGGAAACACGTAAATTTATGCGTGAAGAGAATTACACAGATTTATCAGACAATAACGTTATGAGAGTTATTGATGATAACAACAATATGTATATCGAAGACGAGAGAGATAACCTTTCACAAAAATATACAGGTTTTAAGGGTTATGTAGTAGCGTTTGCAGAACTCGGGTTGTGGAATGGTGTACGTGTTGCATCAAAGGTGTACAATGATATTTCAAACATTCTACAGAACACATCATGTGATGAGTGTGAGTGGTATTTGGACGAGTGGAATGTACGTTTTAGGGGTGTACACCATGACGGAACAAATAACGTGCTGTACAGATACGTTGACACTGAAAAGAGAGCCAACGACATTATGAACAAAATTGTATGCGGAGGAATGAACCTCAAACAATTTAAGAAGGCAACAAAGAGTATCCGTCCTTTTGTACAGAAGGTTTATGGAATAGATGACAAGAAATAAATCTTATATAAAAAGTGTCGTAAAACCCACAAGTTTTTAGCTTGTAATGTGTAAGACACTATCGGCAGGGACTGTCGATTACACGGGTGGAGAGGAAGTAAGAGCTGACCATTTGGAAAGCCATTCCTCTATGAAGCCCGAAGCCTATGAACATTTAACTCATGGGTAGTCCACTAAACAAAAAATTGTTATTATGCTAATTGTGGTATTGCTTGAGATAAGTAGTACCACTTTTCTTTTTATTGCCACTTTAATTCGTTTCTGACGGGTTTAATATATAAACTTGATAACTTATAAGATTGGGACTATTATAAGCGGTTAGAACGCTTTAAAACGAGTTTATAATTTCCCTTCATGTGTATGCGTAATATATTATATATAATACATAAAAAGCGGTTAATGTTAATTATATGTTAAATTAGTAATTTTACTTGGTTATTTCAAATTAAATACTTACCTTTGCAATCGTAAATCAAAACAAACAAATAGAATTATGAGCGTAATAGAAGACTTTGCAAAACAATTAAAGAATGAAGTTATTTCATTAATGAATGAGAAAAATATTAATGAAGTTACTTTGATTGATTATAACAATACAAGTAGAGTTACAAAGATTGTATCTATTGTTGTAAAAATCAATAGAAATTGGGTTGCTTTACCAGTTGAGAAAATTATACTTTCAGAAGGTAATAAAATTGAGTTTGAAACAACAGATGATGACGAAACATTTATCTTCAATGAGGAGGACATTGACGAAGGCAGACAAATTGCAGTTTATAAAGCAGTTAGAAAACTATTAAATTAAGAATTATGGAAACAAAGAAGTATAAAATCAGAAAAGATTTAAGTTATACATTTGACGGACACAAACTCTATCGAGTTGAGGCTCTCAAGGACTTTGGAAACGTCAAGAAGGGTAGTATAGGTGGTTTCATTGAGAAGGAGGACAATCTTTCACAAGAAGGCAATTGTTGGATATTCTTGGACGGAAAAGTTTACGACAATGCAAAAGTATTTGGGAATGCTGTAATAGACGGATTTGCACAAGTGTGCGACAATTCAGTGGTATTTGGTAATGCACAAGTAAGAGGATATTCCAAAGTTAAAGATAACGCACGTGTGTTTAATAACGCACGTATGGAAGGTTGTTCTATTGTTAAGGATAACGCACAAGTGCATGGTAATTCCCTTCTATTAGATAATGCACAAGTTTGTGACAATGCAAATTTAATAGGTACTTGCTTGGTGAGAGATAACGCAATTGTTTGTGGTGACGCTGATATATACGATTTTGTACGCTTTATTAGTGATGCAAAAATAATGTCACCTGCTGACTACTATATAGGTCATGAAAATTGGGAAGGTGGTCATAATTTTGTTTATACACGTTCTAATAATAGGTGGTCCACGCTCTTTATCAATGGAACAAAGGAAGATGTTTTGGAATTTGCTAAAAATAGAGGAGAAAAATATTACAACTTCTATAAGAACGTAATAGAGTTTGTAGAAAAGATTTATTCTTAATATTAACGTAATTTAACAAGGAAAATTTGTATATTTGAATTTTTCTTGTTAAATTTGCACTATCAATTAAAAACAAACAATTAAAACATTTAGAATTATGGGACAATATTTTAAACCTGTCATTATTGACAAGAAGGATAGTAAGAAAGTAGTTGCATCTTTGCACTCACATGATTTATGGTGTGGTGCTAAATTAATGGAACATAGTTATGTTGGTAACAGATTCGTAAATACATTTGCATCTCTCATTAACGATGAGGACGGAAAGTATAAAGGTTATCCTATGGCATGGGCAGGTGACTATGCGGACGAAGTGGACGGAAAACATAATCATTGGGATATGGCACGTATCAATCACACCGATGAGGATGTAAAGGACTTGAAGATAAATGAGTACCGCTACTTTATCAATAAGACAAAGAAGGAATTTGTCGACATTGAGGAATGTCCGAGTGGTAAGACAAGTGATGATTTAGCCGTACATCCACTACCTATCCTTACAAAGTTAAGTTATGATAAAACTCACGATTACATCCCTAACGAAGGGGAACTGAAATTTGTCGGCTCATGGGCAATGGACGTTATTGTATCAAGCAACAAATGTCCAAACGAGAAGACATATAAGCGTATTAAACCAAATTTCCATTTGTAAGATATAAGATTATGTGTACATTTAGAGATGTAATAAAGTCCAACTTATTAAAGAATTGGAAACCTATAAAGTTCAGAAAGCGAGAAATCCTTTCTGAACGCTTGAATGAAACTTTAGGGGGACTTGCAACGGAGATAACACTAAAGGACGTTAAAGACAACGTATCAGTGCTTAAACTGTCCTTTGGAGATAAGAAGGAAGAGTTCGAAGTTGCATGGAAACAAACCGAGAATGGTTGGCATTCAATCTCAAATATTGAATAGATAAGTTTTGTAGTTTTAAACGTTGTACCGCAAGGTAATCACAATGTAGTTAATGTTAATATTTAGTTAGTTAATTATTTTTCAAAACCATAACCGCTTGAGATAAGTAGTTATGGTTTTTTATTTTATTAACATAAATAATTTGGTAAATTGAAATAAATTGTTTAACTTTGCATACGTAAATCAATAACAAAATAGAATTATGAACACGAAATATAAAATAAGAACGGATATTTCAAAAACCTTTAGGGGTAAAACAATATATCGTATAGAGGCACTCAAGGACTTTGGGGACGTTAAAAAGGGTGACTTGGGCGGTTGGATTGAAAAAGAATTTTTTCTAAGCGAAAAAGGAAATTGTTGGGTATACGATAACGCTATTGTTATTGGAGATAGCATGATTATGTGTAACGCTAAAGTACGTGATAATGTTATCATCTATGGAAGTGTTGTAATTGACGGAAATTCTATTGTAAAAGACAATGCCATGATATGTGGCTATGTAAAAGTTAACGGCAAAGCGATTATAGAAGGAAATGCAGTTGTACGTGGTCATGTAACTATTGAAGGTAGTATCAAAGTATGCGACAAAGCAACAATTAAAGATTATGCAACATTAAGCGGTAATTGTATTGCCAAAGATAACTCTATCATTGGAGGTTATGCAGAAGTAGGTGGCTTTGCGGTAATTGGAGGTAATTCTAAAATTAAAGATAATGTAACTATTGGTGGTAAAACAAAAACTACTGATAACGTTATTATTAAAGGTAAAGCAATTATGTCCGCAAATATTATCTTAATGGATAATGTTATTATCGCAGGTTATTTTGTATTAGAATTAACTGATAATAAGTTAATTCGTTTGGGAGGAGAGATTGAACTTTCAGAAACTCTATATTGGGGTGATGATGTGATATGATAAATTTTTAACTAATAAAGAATTATGAAACAAATTAAGAAAGTGTACGTTTTAACGTTGGAGGAAAAAGTTAAGTTTACTAATGATGTATTAGTACTTGGCACATTTAGTAGTGAAAGAAGTGCTAAACAAGCAATGAAGGAAACATTTGATAGTATTTACGAGAGTGAATATTCCAAAATGAATAAGAATGATTATATTATTACAAAGAGTGATGATATGATGCATATTTCAGAAGTTCAGAATAGTGTTCACACAACATTGAGAATTACCGAAACAATACT